GTGGACTACCCAGAACAGGGTCCACCTTATTATCAGCCATTCTTTCACAGAATCCTGATATTCATGCTGAGGGAAACAGTGCAGTATGTCAATTGATGTGGGATATGCAACAATCTTGTAAATATCCCGCTAGACAACAATTAATGGCCAACGGCAGATATGATACTACTGCTAAAGACCTGATAGCAGCTATACCTAATATATATTATAAAGATGTTACTGCACCTATTATTGTAGATAAATGTCGGTCATGGACTTTGCCCGAAAATATGAAATTATTTTATAAGTATTTAAACAACAACCCTAAAATTATTGTTTTAGAAAGACCTATCATTGATATTGTTAAATCTTTTGTTAATTTAAGAAAACAAAATAATTGGCCAGGTGATTTAGAAGCAGAATTATTAAATGAAGCGGCAGAGCCAATAGTACGTTCTCTAGATGGTGTTAAATGGGCTAAAAAAAATAATAAAGGCGAATTTTTATTCATTAAATATGATGATTTAATAACCAATACAAAAAATGAGATTAATAGAATTTATGAATTTTGTGAATTAAATTTCTTTGAACATGATTTTACAAATATTATCAATCTCCACCCTGAACTAGATGCAGCATATGGTTTATTAGGACACCACGATGTAAGATCAACAATTAGTAAAAGAAACATTGATGTTGAACTTTCAGTTGAAACTATAAAAAAATGTCAGGAATTAGAAAAATATTAATAATGGGATTGCCTGGATCGGGTAAAACAACATTAGCAAAAGCATTAAGTAAAAGGATTCATGCAGTTCATTTAAATGCTGATGAAATGCGAAATAAAGTTTGGACTGATTTAACTTTTAAATACACAGACAGACTAGTAATGGCACAAAGAATGGGTGCGTTATCTAATGTTCTATTAAATCAAGGCTATACTGTTATTGCAGATTTTGTATGTCCAACCAATAGTACAAGACAAGCATTTGGTGATGCTTTTATAATATGGGTAAATAGAATTGAAAAAAGTAGGTTTGATGATACTAATCATTTGTTTGAAAAACCCACTAACATGGATATTGAAATAAATTATGGTTTAACAATGGAGCAACAATTAAATATAATTGAAGAAAAATTAAATGACTAACAAAAATATCACACAACGAGAATGGGATCGAGCAGTTGGCTATGGTGCACCACCAGATGATCAGCTCATACCTAACCTACCTGAATACGAATTAGATAAATCTACTGGTGAGGTTATTAAAGTACAACGACCTGAACCTACAATGAAATATAAATGGGAAGAAAGTGATTTCGAATGATTAAACCCTTGAAAAAGAACGTACTGGTAGTACGATTAAAAAAGACATCTACCACACAGTCTGGCATCATATTGCAAAGCGATCATGATGGCAACGTGGACCAGGCTCAGGTCCTAGCCACGGGCAACGAAGTGACCATGGTGCAGGTCAATGACAAAGTTTTTATTGATTGGAACAAGGCAGCACCCGTGAGCATAGACAATGTTCCACACTATGTTATAAGTGAAGATCATGTTGTTTGGGTATTTGAGTAACTAATGGAGATCATTAGCCTGATTTAAGTCTAATCCCCCTAGACTTTTTGGGTTTAGTTCATATATAATAGTGTTATGGATAAGAAATTATTCATAATGTATTATAGGCCTCAAGGCAGACCTTTAAGAGAATATCCTTATCTCTGCTGACATGAGTTTATAAATGGTATATTTTATAAACGGAAGGAGAGCTACTATGTGGACAAAACCAGCTGCTACTGAAATGCGTTTCGGTTTTGAAGTTACAATGTACGTAATGAACAAGTAATTGTTCAACGTGCAGTAATTTCCAAGAAGGGGGACTTAGGTTCCCCTTTTCTATTTTATGGAGTGATTATGAAGAAAATAGTTTTAATTGGTCATGGATATGTTGGCAAGTATATTGCTGCTGAATTAGATGCTCAGAGCATACACTATGTCTGGACACGGCACACCGAATACGTACCTGTTGATGCTGACTTTATCATCAATGCAGCTGGATTCACCGGCATTCCCAATGTAGATGCTTGCGAACTACGCCGGGCAGATACGGTTCAGGGCAACATCAATTATCCCCTACACCTAGAACGTAACTTTGATTGCCCCATACTGCACCTAAGCTCAGGTTGTGTTTATACTGGCTACAAGCCTGGTGGCTGGACCGAAACCGATGCGCCTAACTTTAACTGGAACAATGGTAGTTTTTATAGTGCTACTAAAGCAGAGTTTCAGAAGCTCTGGACCGAATTTGGATATAATAAAAAGTCCTATCTGTTCCGTTTGAGAATGCCCTTTGGTCCAGACACCCTGGACAAAAATCTGCTTATAAAACTCCACAAGTATGATCGTCTTGTAGACTTTGAAAACAGCATGACCAATTTAGAAGAGCTAGCCGAGGCCGTGTGTTGGTTTGTAGAAAATGAACCAGTTCCAGGGATCTATAATGCAGTCAATCCCGGTGGCATCAAAACTCATCAGGTGGCTCAGATGCTGGGTCTGGTTAAACCATATTTTACCGCAGATGAATGGGTATCCAAAGGATTGACTCCACGATCTAATTGTGTATTAAATACTGATCGGATGCAGGCAGTATTTAAATTCAGACCCATAACCGAAGCACTCATAGATAGTATTGACAAAATTCGCAAATTATAATATAATGCGTAATATAAGAATCATTAAAACTGGTATTAATGTTAGTAAAATACAACGCCAGTTAATTGAATATGCGTCGGATTGGAACAGCCAGCAAAACGAAACCGGAACGGCCATGCAGGATCCACACAAGTTTAAAAGCACCGTGGATGTCCTGCAACTGGTCATGGGTGGCATAGAGACTGAAGGCCAGTATGTTGGTGATACCGAACTGTGTTATCAGTTACCGGCTTTAAAGCATCATACCGAAATGGTGGCCTTTTTAAAACGACATTTTCATTCAGTACGACGCTGCGCATTTTTTAGAATACCAGTTGGCCATAGAGTAGGTCGACATACAGACTTTGGCAGTTATTATTTAGACAAAGATCGATATCATTTAAGCATTAGTGGCAGATATAGATACACGGTCTATGATCCAGATGGAACTGCTGAGACCGTTGTTATTGAGCCAGGTACATTGTTCTGGTTTAATAATAAGCTGGACCACGAAAGCGAAAACATAGCCGACGAGCCCAGAGTTGCATTTATATTTGATGTACCCCAGGATGCTAGAAATCCTTAGACATATAAATATAATTACACAAGAGGGATAGACTCTTTAAACCTATCATTTTACACACAACACACAGGAGTAGTAAATTATGTCAAACATGACACCGTTCGAGATTCGCCTTGAACTTCTAAAAATGGCGAAAGACATGCTCACCGAAGATTATTATGGTAAGCGTGAATCCATTGGTCAAGATTGGAACGTCAAAGTTGAAGTTGCAAAACTCAATGGCGGAACCATACCAGATCATCCAGGTTATCCAACCTATCCAAGCGAAAAAGATATCATTACCAAGGCTCAGGAACTCAACGGCTTTGTGTCTAATATCGAAACTAAACCAATCATAACTAAAAAAGCTGCAACACAAAACGCCGCATAGCGCGGAGCAAGGGGATTCCTCTTGCTCTTAAACTAAAGGAGATATCATGTTAAGATTTATACCAAAACTCATAGTGCCAATCATAGGGCTGTTATTGATTAGTACAGCCATGGCCACCATAATAGATTATAGATTTACTGAATTACGTAACGACAATTATGATTTTGGATTTGCTACTGCAGCAGATCGAGATCGTCAGCTAACCTGTTTGGCTCGCAACATTTATTTTGAAAGTGCTAGCGAACCATTCGAAGGCAAAGTAGGTGTAGCTCAGGTTACACTTAACCGAGCAGCAAGCGGAGAATTCCCCACCGACATCTGTGCTGTTGTCTATCAGAAAAATAAACTGGTCGAAAAGACCGTGTGCCAGTTTAGCTGGTACTGCGAACATCCCAGCACATTAAAAATTCGCAGTCCCCGTCTTTATGCCGAAAGTATGGAGGTTGCTAAAAAGGTTCTACTAGAGAACTTTAGACTGGACAGTTTAAAAGACGCCATGTATTATCATGCCGATTATGTTAATCCACGCTGGCAAAAAGAAAAAATAACTAAAATTGGGCGTCATATCTTTTACAAGGATAGAGCATAATGAAACATCTAGAAGAATATTTGCCTAAATGGCTAAACAACAACAATACCCTTAACTGGGGCAGCATCATCATAGGTCATTTTGTATTCATTCCCAGTTTATTGGCTTTGTTGACTGCATTAACCGATAACACCCCCAGCATTGACATTGTCATACTAGTACAGCTATTATTAATTCTGAGTTTTATTAGAGCCATTGTTAATAAAGATACTGTGGCTTTGGTATTTCATAGCATGGGCTGGTTCGTAAATGCCGGCATTATGTTCTTGATCTTGTTTAAATAATGAGTTTTGGGGTCATTACTCAGTAACGAAATGACTGCTTTTAATAACAAGGAGTAACAACAATGAAATACTTACCAAAATTAGATGTTAACTTAATTGGTAACATCGTGGTAGCATTAATTATTGTTAAAGTGTTAGCAAAACTTATAGGATAAGTTTCAAGGGTTGGTGGATCCCCAAAACCACTAATAATTTTATCATGGAGTTTAAATGGATCCCGTACTAATTCCCACCTGGATAGCTACTATATTAATGGGCTATTCTACAACCATAGCAGATTTTAGATACAATGCCAAGTATACCTTTGTCATAGACAAGGATTCCAGTATAGTTGTCATGAACTCTCAGACCGGACATATGTGGCGCTGCGACTCTAATTTAAAAATTTGTTCAGAACCCATGAAAACTATTGACTCTTTGCAACAAAAACCTTAGAATACAGATATATACTAATGTAGTATGATTTTACCATTAACTGACTGATTGGAGATACCCATAGCATGAAGCTGAATCAACCCCCTAAGAAAAAAGAACTAAGTAAACTGCAGCAGCAATTGTTTGCAAACAATCCTGTTATGGTGAACAAACCCAGCAACAAACCTCCGAAAATTTTTATTGCAACACCCATGTTTGGTGGTAGTGCCAACTACATGTACATGATCAGCTTAATTAACTTGTTAACTGCTCTGGGCCAAAAAGGTATCCACAGCATGTTTGAAATTGCTGCCAACGAAAGCCTAATCACCAAGGCTCGTAATATTTTAGTCGAAGGCTTCCTAAAAAGTGATGCCACACACATGTTGTTCCTGGACGCTGACCTAGGCTTTGATCCACAGGATGTTATTCGCATGATTGAGGCTGATAAAGACCTCATTGGCGGACAGTATGCTAAAAAGAAAATTAACTGGGATGTAGTTAAACGTGTAGTAGCTGGTGTACCAGATATTCCACCGCATGCCATTAATGCTGTCATTGCCGAAAGTACATTCCGCCCCATTGGCGATCAGATCAGTTTTAGACTTGATCAACCAGTCGAAGTAGAAAGCATTGCCACTGGCATGATGTTGATTCGCCGTGAAGTATTTACCAAAATGGCTGCTGAATTACCAGAGATTGAAATTATCTCTGGCGGTAGTGAAACCATGGATCCTAAGACCATGACACGCGTAACAGATCCACATCGCAAAGCACATGCTTATTTTGATGTAAGCATTGATCCTGTAAGCAAAGCCTATACCAGCGAAGACTTTACCTTCTGTAAACGTTGGAGACAAATTGGTGGTCAGGTATTCTTGGCACCATGGACTCGCACAGTACACGTTGGTACTTATGAATATGTTTGTGATTTAGCTTCTATTGCTACCTATACACAGCAAATGGCTGATCATGCACCAGCAAATCCAGCTGATACCAGCATCAACCCAGTGCAGGTGGGCTAATGTCAGGCATAAAAGATCGTATTGCAGCCGGCCAGGACATCATGGGCATCAAGCTCATGGGTCCTGATGGCACAGTCAAGGATCATAAGTTAGTCAGTGACGAAGGCGAAGTTACACTGACCAATGAATTCATGATTACCCGTCAGTTTACCAGCAGCAATGATTTTAGTCTCTGGGTTGAAAAAGAACACCGGGACACGGGCATACCTCGCATGGACCTGATCATTGAATATTGTCAGAGCCGAGACATTGACATTGAAGCCGTGGCTCCATTAATCAACAAGGTACTAAAAGAACGCATCAGATTAGAAGCCGAGGAAGCACGGTTAATGAAACCAACAGGAAGACTACCATTATAGTGACAGAGTTTCAGGCCTATAGAATGTATCTGGCACTCAAGGCTCATTTTCAGACCGAGGACTACGACGTTGTTAAAATGCAGGGTCGTATTCGAGCCAGCCGCAAGGGCTTTGATGGCCTGGGCAAAGAGTTCGCTTTTCGCCGACTGGTAAAACTCTACAACGACGAAGAGGTTTGTAACTTCATGGTGGCTAACTTTATACGGGGCAGTCGCTGGGGTGGAGTTTTTGACATTGAAGCAGCCAAGGAATACACTGACTGGAAACGGCGCCAGGAAAGTCTGGGCTATGTATTTGAACAGGATCTAAATCGACTAAGTGAGGAAGCTGCTGACGATGACATTGCCGATATTTTTAAACACGATGCTGGCAATCATCCTTATATTCTCAAAAGCTTCTTGAGAAACAGCATAGGGCCAGAAACACTGGTCATATTAAATAGGCTCACAGGATTTGCTGACCGCATAAATTTACCAGGCAATGATCCAGTCTGGGGCGATGTTCGTCGATTAATTCACAAGTATAGACCATTCGTAAAGTTTAATCAGGAAAAATTTTCAAAGATATATCATGGCATCCTCGGAACTTGAAACCGGCATATTAAAAGAAAGACTAGCAGAGCTAGAAGATGCAGTTCTTGATCTCAGTGCAAGCATACAGCACATGCAATTACAGATCAAGGATATGCAACAGATGATCATAAAGATTGCTACCAATCAGCAGCATCTGGCTGAACGGGTATCAACTTGGCCATTTATTAAAGTGGACAAGAAACGTCGACCCCCACCTAAACATGAGGATTGACAACATTATAAATATTCTATATAATGTCTTTGATGAGTAGTAATATATCATGGTAGTACAAAATAAAATAACATACAATTTATACAACGCATATACAAGGAGTAATACAAATGGCTTTTAATAGCTTATCCGATCTAAGAAATAGTCGTGGCAATTTTGATTCATTAATGAAAGAAGTTGAGAAGATTGCCAATCCACAAACAACAGATAGCCGAGACGATGATCGTTTTTGGCAACCTGAAGTCGATAAAGCCGGCAATGGCTTTGCAGTTATTCGTTTCCTTCCTGCACCCAAAGGTGAAGAAATGCCCTGGGCAAGAATCTGGAGTCATGGATTCCAAGGTCCAACTGGTAAGTGGTATATTGAGAATTCACTAACCACTATTGGTAAACCTGACCCTGTGTCTGAAATGAACAACGAACTTTGGAACAGTGGTTCTGAAGCCAACAAAGAAATTGCTCGTAAGCAAAAACGACGCTTGAATTATACCTGTAACGTATTAGTCATACAGGATCCAGCTCATCCAGAGAACGAAGGCAAAGTTAAATTATTTAAATTTGGCAAACGTATCTTTGATAAGATCAAAGACACCATGCAACCAGAGTTCCCAGGCGAAGAGCCAATCAATCCGTTTGATTTTTGGAAGGGAGCTAACTTCAAAATTAAGATTCGTAAAGTTGAGGGTTATCGCAACTATGACAAATCAGAATTTGATGTTATTAGTCCTTTGGCGGATGATGATGCTAAGATTGAAGCTATTTGGAATCAACAGCATAGTCTGGTTGACTTTATTGATGCTAGACACTTTAAGAGTTACGAAGAGCTTAAGAAAAAACTTGAGGCTGTTCTCAGTGGTGTTCCAGCAGCAGTTCGTCATGCCGAGGCAGTTGATTTAGATGCACCAGTGGCAACTAAACCAGCAGCTCCAGCACCAGTGGCAGCAAGTGCAGCTGGTCCAGATGATGAAGATGATTCAATTAGTTATTTTGCTAATCTAGCAGCTGACGAATAAAACTTCCCTTAAAGAAGGAAGTTTTGAGAGGAGCTTAAAACGCTTCTCTTTTTTTGTACTAATAAACTGTCTGACGATTAATGTAACGATCCAGGGCACTTTCCTTGGGTCGTACTTCTAGGCTGGGTGCTATGTAGGCCGGTGGTGTATTGTTGCCCACGGTCTGTTGATTGTTGATGATAACAGGTGCAGCTGGTTGAGACTGAGACTGCTGAATTAAATCTTTGTTTTGCATGCTTTGTTGTAGTATCTGATTGTCAGGTTTAGCTGTAGCTGGCGCCGGTGCTGTTGTTTTTAATGGGTCCTTATAGGCTGGTATGTCGGAACCAGTTACTGCTGCCTTGGTTACGTTCCACATGTCACCATAGGTTTCTTTTAATGGAATATCTCCACTGACATTCATACTTTCCTTAAAAGTATCATCACTTCGGGCATAGCGCCAAAGAGTGGGTATACTAAACAAACTGGCTGCTGCCATGACACCACCACCAACTTTTCCAGTGCTTAGCTTAGGCATGTTTAGGGTAGGTGATTGAGCAGCAGCAGATCCCTTGGGTAAAAACTGACCACTGGGACCGATTTGTCTGGTAACACCGCGTTTATCAGTAACATTTCTAACTGGTGGTTTAGGCGCAGAGGTTTTGGCACCCCTGGGAGTTGTTTTACCAGGAGTTTTCCCTGGTTTATTGCCCATGGGACCTATTGGTAGTATACCACCACCATCACCACCAGACATCATGTTGCCTAGGAATCCTAATATGGTAGCCATGTCCATGTCTCGTTCACCAGTCTGAACTTTATCACCTTCGCTTTCGCTACTGATTAGACCGGCATCTTCATACAGAGGCGAATTGCTGGCTACTGGTGGTGCCATTAATAGGGCTGGCACAGCTGAACTGCGAGTAGATACTACTGGGGATTTAATACGTGTTTCAGTTTTTGCAGTTTGACTGCGAATTTGTTGTTCAGGTATAAGACGAGCAATCTTTTGCTTGGCTGATGTTTCTGGAGTTGCTTTAAGTTGTTTGGCTAGATTATCTATGCTTTTGCGTAGTTTAGTGCTGTCTTCTTTATTGGCAGTTTTTAATTGTAATATTGTATCTTCAAGTTTTTTAAAAATATCAGTTTGTTCTTTGGTGGCATCTAATAATAGATCTTGTTGTTGTTTTACCTGTTGTATAAATTCATCATAGATGCGTTGATTTTTTAATTCAGGAGTAGTTTGTAGACGTTCCTCTTCAGTAGTATCAACACCTAGAGCTTCTTTAATACCCATGATGGCACTAGCTTTTAACTGTTCCAAGATGCCGGGGTTTTCTGCGTCCCGGGGCAGTTCCTGATTAGCCGGCACAAGATTTAACAATGGATTCACTGGTCCTGTATTCAGTGAATCATTGCCCTGTAACTCTTGTCGTATGTCCTGTAAATCCTTGTGTAGAGTGCCTAGTCCAACTTTATTGGATTTTAAACGAGGACTGGTTAGGTCCTCATAGTTCTTTTGTGCCGGATCCTGTGCCATTATTCAGCATATCTCGGATTAGGTGTTGGCTCATCTTCTGGGTCCACTTTAGGAGCCGGAGCCGATCTACGTGGTGGCACCGGCATCATGGGCTGTGCCACTTCAGACTTTTTTGATGCTGAATAGGCATTGGCTCCAAAGAAAGCTGCAACCAAAGCTGAAATAGCTACAAAGTATGTAGGAGCAATGTTACCTATGATGGTGGCTGCGTCATCTACATCTAACCAAGATGTAAATGTAATTGTTACTGGATACAGCAACATGCCCCAGAGAGCAAACCAGGTCATTTTACGCATAGCATCACGTTGTGCGTCTTGATCCTCTAGTTCTCTTCGTTTAAACTCTAGATACATTTTTAACTCTTCACTACTTACATAGCCATCACCATTGGTATCTGCTTCTTGTAAATGCTGGTAAGCGTTATCACTTACACCTTTTTTATGTTCTGCCATTTTTACGTTCCTTGTGCTTTCTGTTGTTGAAGTTTTAAATTTTCTTCTTTTAAATAATTGACCAAAAGCATAACATAAATTTCTCTTTCCCACGGTAACATATTGTCTAACTCGGTTAGACTATATTGATGAAACTGCATGAGACTAAAATTGGTCTGATAATAGTTCATGAGTGTCTCGTGTGAAAGAATCAGACGAAAAAACTCTGCAGTCCCTCCAGGACTGCGGTATTGTTAGCTTCACATTTTGTACAGGTATAATCCAATGTATGTGTAAGGCTAGGCAATGTTTTAAAAAATTCATTAAATTTTTCCAAGTGTGCAGGACTAAGATTTTCTACAAACTCAACCAATTGTTGTAGACTATAATCTCTGACATCAAATAATTCATCATTTTTCCAAATACCTGTAATACAACTAGCTATAATTACAATAATATCATCTACAGTAGTAGCCTGTTTAATAGCTGCTACCTCGTGCATGTTAGGATCTCGCAGTTTTATTACTAAATCCTGTGCTAACTCCAGATCATGTACGTGATTCTTGGGTTTATTAACCTTAACAGTCTGCAAATCTAAAACCGAATCCTGTTTATTACCACACTCTGCACAGGTTAGCACTAAATCAACAGTTTCACCGACGCTGCGAATTCTAAGCTGCATAAACAAATATTCTATGTCATAGGCTGATAACTGTTCAACATTTAAATCATTATCGGCAAAACAAACAGCAACAACATGTTTAACTGTCTGCATTTGCTGATGTTCATCACCACCCAGGGCAATAAGCAATTGTTTTTGTTCTTTTACTAAAAAAGGTCTAAACTGTAATTGCTGACCCGTGCTGGGCAGAATACAGATATACGACGGCACATCAATGCGAGGCAAAGACATAATTTACTCCTACTATTATTTAATTAAAAAGTACTCACCACCAGGTTTACTTGTACCTGGTTGTAATATGTTCTGAGCCTGTTGCTGTGGCGTCAGAGCAAATTGACTCTGATTGGTATTGGTATCACGTACTGGCAAAGTTGGTATAGCTGGATTTGTTGATGATTTTCCAAATATACCAAATATATCATTCCAGATAGAACTATTGGCTTTGGTATTGGGTGCTATGGTGTTTAAATCCCAGTATCTGTAGTTAAAAGTTACATTTAACTTATGCACAGTATTGGTTAAATTATTATCTACCTGCATGGGATTGACAGCTATGGGAAATGCATCATAGACCGTAACACTATACACAACTGTATCGCTTTCATCCAGTTGATTTATGATAATACTGCCTATGTAGTTAGATCTATAATTAGTAGTAAACCAGGCTGGGTTTTGACTTTGCGTTGGAGTGGAAATTGTATCCAACCAACCATCAAAAAATAATTTTGTATTCATTTC